CCCCGGACTCAAATCGTCACCCATGTCGGCTAATATAAAATCGATACCGGTGGGATCTTGGCCCTACCGGTATTTTGTTGTAACGACTCGCAACACATCGTCCCATTAGTTGCAATCTAGCGATTTACTTGTTGCAATATCCTTGTGGGATTATTTAACGCTCTACGTTTGACCAATCCGGAACCAATTGCGCGCGAGATGTCGGTTACATCATCGTCGGCAGGTTTTACCCGCGAGCTTGAAAACTTATTCAGCTTCCCGGGCCAGTTGCCTAATCTGCGTTATGTAACCCGCGAACAAGCTATGACCGTCCCGGCTATCGCTCGAAGCCGCAACATCCTTGCCGGCTCAATCGGTACGATCCCGATGGAGTCTTATAACAAGATTACCGGCGCACACATTAACAACCGGACCTTAATCGTCCAGCCTGATCCAGCGTTACCCCGCGTTAATACGATCACTTGGCTCGTTGATGACTTGATCTTTTACGGTCGCGGATACCTGCAAGTCTTAGACGTTTCGCCCGAGGATGGTCGTCCGTTTAGAGCTCGCCGAATTGATCCACGCCGCGTACAAGCTACTATCGACTCGTCCGGTACTTTGATTACGGGCTACCAGGTCGACTCCAAAAACGTCCCGTCGTCGGGCTTAAGCTCCTTAATAGTCTTTAACGCGATCGATGAGGGCGTGTTAGCTCGCGGCGGGATGACTATTTCCAGCGCAATCGCTCTCGAACAAGCGGCCTTTAACATGGCATCCGAGCCGGTTCCTCAAATGGTCCTACTCAATGAGGGCATGAACCTACCATCCGACCAGGTATCGGCAGTAATGGACACATTCCGCCGAGCTCGTCGCGAACGGTCAACCGCTTACATTGAGGGACCGATCAAACTTGAAGTCGTAGGCATGGACTCGGCTCAAATGCAGCTCGTCGAAGCTCGCCAGCATTTATCCAGCGAGATCGCTCGACTTATGGGTATCCCGGCTTGGTATCTAAACGCCGAAAACGCATCGGCCACCTACTCGAACGTAAATTCCGAGAGGCGCGCGCTCGTCGATTTCGGACTTCGTAATTACCTAACAATCATTGAGGATCGTCTCTCGATGGACGATGTAACGCCTCGAAATCAGGTCGTCCGCTTTGATCTAGACGATTTCCTTAGAGGTAACGCCGCCGAACGTGTAGAGATGTCGATCAAGCTTTACGATTCCGGCATTATTACACGCGACGAAGCCCGAGAGTTTATCGATATCTCGCCAGCCGGAGCCGAGGAAAGTAACGACAACGGCATCACGCCACCATCACAAACGGAAGTGACCCCAATAGCATGAGACTAGACTTTAGTACCTCAATTACAGCCGCCGACGCTAAGACTCGAACCATTTTTGGCCAGATCGTACCGTTTGGAGCAGTTGGCTCGACTAGTTTGGGTCCGGTTATCTTTGAAGCCGGCTCCCTACACATTGGCGAAAATGTCAAGGTGCTTTTAGAGCATGACGGCCGCCGTCCCGTCGGAAAATTAGTTAGTCACTCGGCTAACCCGTCCGGCATCATGGGCGAAATGAAAATCTCACAAACTACCGCCGGATCCGATGTATTAGTCGAAGCCGCCGACGGCCTACGCGATGGCATTAGTGTCGGAGCCAACATAATCGAGCACACAGTCAAGGACGGAAACATTATCGTCCAGTCTGCCGAGCTCGTCGAAGTCTCTCTTGTAACAAGTCCAGCATTTGCGGACGCAAGAGTAACACAAGTCGCGGCGTCCGCCGACGATGAAACCGAAACGATCGAGGAGATCGAAATGACTGAACAACCAATCGAGGTAATCGAGGAAGTTGCCGAAGTTGAGGCATCAAAGATCGAAGCCTCGACATACGGTTCACCAATCTTTACCCAACCCCGCGCATTACCGCAGCTAACCGCCGGCGAGTACGCGATCAAAATGCTTCAGGCCCAACGAGGCAACCGCGACGCGATTGATTTCGTAACCGCAGCCGGTGAAGCAACAACTGACAACAACGCTGGACTTATCCCGGTTCCATTCATGCGCGAGGTTATTGGAGTAATCGATAACTCTCGTCCATTCATCGACAGCATCGAACGCCGTCCACTACCAGGCTCGGGCATGAGCTTCCGTATTCCGCGCCGAATTGTGGCTCCTACGACTGCCGAAACTCCTGAATTGGATACTCCATCCGATACAGCGATGCAGGTTGACGATCTAGTAGTTGACGTAGTTAAGTTCGCCGGCCAAAACCGCGTATCGATCGAGCTTTTGGAACGATCTGATCCGTCTTACCTTGATGAAGTCCTACGCAACCTTGCGGCCAGCTACGCACAGCAAACCGATCTATACGCTTTCACCGAGGGCGTAGTAGGTTGCGGCGCATCAGGCGGCACCGGTTACGTTGCAGCTATCGCGGACGCTATTGCAGATTCAGCATCCGTTATGCGTTTCAACCCTAACCGTCTACTTGTAGGATCGTCACAGTACGCGTCAATCCTTGCCGACGTAGATGATGCAGGTCGTCCGCTATTCAACGCAGTAGGCCCAACAACTAACGCAGCCGGTACTAATGTATTTAGTCGCGGCAACGTCATGGGCTTGGATCTTGTAACCGATTACAACATCGGATCTACTAATATCCTTGCTTACCCAAGTGCTTACGCAGCGTTTTACGAAAGCGGAACCGCACAGGTTCGCGTTAACGTAATCGACACCATGACGGTCGAAATTGCCGTTTACGGTTTCGTAGCTCTAGCCAACAAGTACCCGACAGCTATGCGAGCAATCACAGTCAGCTAGTCGCCCCTAGTGATGGGGGCCGTTTGGTCCTGATCGGCCCCCATCACACCCCTACTCGAAAGGAATAAAATGTCACTCATTGATCTAGAGGATTTCAAAGCAGTCCTCGGCGTGGGCGACATCTACCCGGACGCAACCCTCGAGGGCGTCATGGATTCCGCCGAGCTAGTCTTAAAATCTTTCCTAAACTTTCATAACGCCTCAATCATTGGCGTAGAGATCACTAGCAACTTGGCTCGCTTTTACACTCGTACAGCTCACGAATACAGCGTCGGCCAACAAGTGACCATCGATCGAGTCGGCGCGCCGTTTGACGGAACCCACACAATCACAAGAGTTTTCACAAATCAATTTCAAGCCACGATCACCCACGCCGACGTGACTTATAGAGTCAACAAGCCCGACGGTAATTGCATACTTCAAGGCCAAGAGACTTATTACGACGATATCCCGCAAATCCGCGAGGCGGCTCTTATGATCGCCGTCGACTTGTGGAACGCTCGCCAGAGCGCGCAGGGCATCGCACAAGACGCAACATTCGCGCCGGGTACTCCTTACCGGATGGGCCGTAGCCTCGTTACGCGCGTGTCTGGCCTCATTTCGGGCTATCGTGACCCTAGTAGCATGGTCGGGTAATGGGAGACATTACAGATGCCCGGACCGCAATCAAAACGGCACTAGAGGCAACCGGATACATCGTTTACGCATACCCAGCCGAAAACATGACTACGCCTTGTATCGTGCTAGTTCCGGGTTCGCCTTACATCGAGATAAAGTCGATCGGCAGCTCGCCACGATTGGGCGGAAACTTTGACGTCACTTTATGCGTGGCAGCTAATGACAACCAAGCCGCATTAGTTAATCTTGAGACTATGATCGAAACCGTTTTAGCCGAGTTGCCTAGTGGCATCGGGATAGGCGATTTCACTCAACCCAAAATCTCACAAGTCGGACCTACCGATTTGTTGACAACCGACATCACTATCGATGTCACTATCTAAGGAGCCCTATTATGGCACTTGAGTATGTAACGGGGCGGGATTTATCCTTAACCATAGACGGTGACGTTTACAATGACGTCGCAGCATCCGTAACCCTAACCGTAGTTCCAAATCAGCAAGTTTTGGAAACACTAGCGGGTCGCGCTTACAAAACAATTGACTACACCGCAACGCTAGACGTTGAGTTGTATCAGGATTGGGGCTCAACTTCACCAGCCTCAGTTTGCGAAGCTCTATTCGATGCAGCCGGCGCAGCCGGTGACACCGGTATCGGATTCAGTTTCGATGCCAACGGTTCGGTCTTTACTGGGGACGTCTTTCCAGTATTCCCAACCTCAGGCGGCGCAGCTACCGACGCTCTTACAACCTCGATCTCTTTCGTTGTTGTAGACGGCGCAGTTTCCCGAGCATAATCAAAAGGATCAGGACCAAAAAATGAAAAT